TCAATCGACCTTCCCGGAGCGGCCCGGAGCAAAGCTCCGGACAACTCCCAGAAGAACCGATTGAACAAATTCAAAAGGAACCAAGATGAAGGGTTTGCCATAGGGATCCCCCTACTGGTTGCCAGTAACTCCATGTCTTCCAGATCCTCATACAATACCTCCATCGGCGATGTCGAGAGGGGTCCAAGGACCTTTACCAATACCGGGGTAGAGGGGTCCGACAAGTATCCCGAGAGTAGAGAGTGGGAGACATCCATGTGGAACGTGTCTGTTGCTCTGGTTAAATCCAGAGAAAGCAAAACACGATCCTCAAGGAAGTCCTCACTCCGACTCTCGAGAAACTTGTTGGCCCTCTTCATGAAACTTACTAGCGTACCATCTCCAGAGATAGTCCCAACTTCCGGGTCTTTCTTTAGAGATGAGTAGCAGTAGGTTCTCATGACGTGAAGGAGAGAGGCGACAACGGATGCAGCAGGAGTTACGACTCTTGCTTTATTCCCTTGTTCCTCTACCGTCACGGCCCTGGCAGGGTAGGGCTTGGGCTCAAAGCCTTCCCAGGGGATATCTGGGGGAGACGTATACCTTCCGGTATATGGACCTCCCTCAGATGGCTCCTGAGTTGGCCTTGGAACCCAACCCTCTCTACACGCATCGTCGAGGAGAAACAATACTGAGAAGTCCTTTAACATCGGGGTCCCTAGACTTAAGTCTTGAAGGAATCCGGATTCGAACATCCAGATCCCCCCAAGAGCCGTATAGGAACCCTGGTAATGGGTCTTCTCGAGAAGTCCCTTCTGAACCCTCGAGAAGGTATCTTTCATGAAAGCACCTCTTCCTCCGTCACTACGAGAGTACTCGTAGGTGGAAGAAGAGGAGTTCGTGAGAGATATCTCTCGTGGGTTCGGAGGGAACTCACTCCTGTATTGTTTCGAGAACCTTTCTGCCAGATGAAGAATAGGCTGGGGTGTAACCCCTCCCTCAGTGGTGGTCGACCGATGTAATTCTAGAGATTTTAAACACTTCTCTAGACTAGGCTTCGGTAGACCCCCCTTGATGGAGTATAGGGTGTACAACCCAAAACTATTCTTCTCCTGGTTGGAGGGGATGGATGAATATGGTCCTCGAGTAGGTACTACTACCTGCTTGAGGACCCCTTTCGCCCATGGGAATCTTAACCAACCATCTCGAGTTCCTCCGATGAGGCCACTTTTTAATTCCGGTTGAGAGTAATCACTCTCAATGCAATAGAAAAGGGCCCAATCGCAGAAATTCGAGAGGGCTGACAAGACCCACTCCCCTCCCTGGAAGCACCAGGACTTCAGGACCCATCGGTACAACATGTGGATCCCTGAGATAGTCTC